GGACAACCACCCGCTGCACGCACTGGTGCAACTCGAAGCCGCGGCCGCGGAAACCGAGGTCGCGGGGGCGGGGGGAGAGGAGGTGGGGGTCCGCCCTCATCAGCGGGAACGGCCACAGGGGCCTCACCCGCACCAATCCCCCCTGTAGGAGGAGCAGCTGGAGGACCACCCGTCGGGGGCGCGCCAGCAGCCGGGACACCACCGGGAGCACCACCTGCTAAGGGACCAAAAGCCGGTCCCACATGGCACTCACTGATTACGGTACAACCGCCGGGCAAAGCTCGGGTACCCCTTCCCAACGAGAAGGAAGTGAAAGCCTCATATACCCTCGCCAAGCGCACAGCAAGAGATGCTTGGTTTGAGTTGGCCCACAAAGTGTTGATGGAACGGACCATCACCGTGGATAGCGATTCCGCTAAAAATTTCGTGGAGGCAGCAGGCATGGCTTATAGAATGTCGACGACCCCACACCTCATAACGCACCCTTTAGCAAGGGCGGCTCGGCGCGTTGCCGAGACGATAGCATTAGACAAGCTTCTAAGCATTGCGCACAATATGCCCTCGCAGACGCGAATCGTAGATTATTACGGATCGCAGCGGTTGATGGATTCATACCGCAATCTGACGAAGTGCCTAACAATGTGGACTGGTGTACCAGTAACATGGTTTCGACCACTGATTACACCCAAAGATCATGTTTCGTACCACACTCGGTTACAAACCGAACCTTCGACACGCGCAACAGTGTCAGATCTGCTCGTAGGAGTGGACCTATACAATCAAGCGCCGGAGGAATTGTTAGAAGACTTCTTAGCTACGGGCAGTCCGACCTTTGTATTGGTAGTACAAATTTTCGATGATGAGGTAATAGCGGGGACACGTTTCTCAGGGGAGAGCGTGTTTCATAAGGAGAAAGGCAAGATCTGTCACAGACCCGGAGAAGGGGAGACAGCCTGGACACCACATCCACCGAATTCATTCTGGCTGGCGAACAATATGTATCGAGGAATCGGTGCAAACGCAGTATGGGATGTTTATCGAACGGTAGCGAGTTATACAATAATCGTGATCAACCGGACGACACTGGACCATTTGGTACCCACAACCACACTAGTACCCAAGTGTGATGAGGATCTCTTGGTAGAGAGATTCGTAGAGCCTCGGACGTGGCATCAAAAACTATCCGCCAAGGTGCAATCTTGGTGGAGTAATAGTATATACGACCGTCCCCTCCTGGTATTTTTACCGGCGGATGCAGAATTTGGCAGCCGCTCATGTTTGAAAACTAGACAACCATATCAGCTATCGCAGTTAACTTCAGAAGTGACTGCGATGCTGGGCAACCCAAAGTATGAGAGTTTCTGGCGATCAGTGCCGTACACTCAGAGACAGGTTGCGTGCGACACAGTGACTTATATCACGTGGGCGTCTTTCGAGGAAGATGCGTACACGTGGGAGTTGGCTGCGCGCGCGTATGGACCCATTGTCGAAATGTTTAAAATAACTAGGAACAAATTAACTCCAAACGGGCACAGGGATGCAATCCCATTACCCACTTTACTATGCTCAGCTGCAGCCGCGGCGATTTTGTTTAAGGCAGTGATGTCGATAATAGGATCCCCGTTGCAAACCCTGAAGGCGATAATTGCGATTGTGCGATTAGCTGCGGGGGGAAGCGCAGTGAGTTTGAGCGCGCTAATACAATGGGTCACTACAAAGTGGACCCGCGCGAGAGAAGTGGTGGTAAGTGCTGGAGTGAAAGTCGTAGAAGTGAAGGACGCTGTGATTGAAGTAAGCAGCCCTATGGTCACCAAAGTCGTAGAAGGCGAAATGAGACCACACGTCACCGCGAGAGCTTATCTTCTTAAAAACCCATTTACGTATGCGGAATTGAAACTCGATTTTGAGAGCACAACCGCGTTAATATTTCCTCCCGGAGCACCATGGACAACACAGGTGTTTTCGTATATATCCGGGACAGCGATCATAGCAGCCGCCCCAATTTACGAGGAGTGGCTGAAGAAACGCTGGCCAATGATTGTGTTGCCGGCACTCGCTTTGATAGAGTCGTACGGCACACCAAGCCGGTTTTTTACACGATTGCTGATTCATTGGGTTTTTACATTGACGCCACGGCCGTCAGCTGCCCATGCCGTTCATAACGTCTGCGCGGGACTGAGCACTTTCCAGATGCTCCGCTCAGGCGCTTTCACCCTCCCCGCGGTTACATTAATGGCCGTATGGGAGACGTTGAAAGATCCATTTTCAGGTTTATGTGGAATCCTGGTTTTTTTGGCGATAACCGCGCACGAGCGGATACCCGCAGTAGTATTTCAATATGCTGAGGAAGCAAATCGCCTAAAATTCGCGGTGAACACGTGTCCTGTACCCGATGTTCCTCCTGCCAGTGCAGCAGGGCTGTTTAGTCTCCTAGGATTTGGAGCGGTGACAGCCTGCTGTTTATGGGAGGCGTTGAAATATTGGTTTGGATCTGACACTCCAACAGACGAGGAAAATTTCAGAGAGGCTTATAGCGAAGGCAAGCACTTGGAATACACCTATACCTCGTTTTCTCTCCCGCCGGAACGCGCTATACTTCCGGCACACCAGCGTCCCGCAGGGACGTACGGTTATCCAAGTGATTTCGTGGATACCACCCCCCCTAGTTCCCTTTATGTTTTGTTGGGGACTAACGCCATGATGGTTAGGCCACATGGTTTCTTCCATTTTTTACATGCTTATCACCAACGCAATTTATGCGATGTGCCGATAACTGCTACCTGTGAGCGTCCTCTGAAGGAGTGTACGTTTGGGTACGGTAATTGGCGGCCTTTGGAGAAGTATGAGATAGATGATCCTTGTCCTCTGAGACCGAGATGGGAATGGCTCGCAAAAGATATGAGCCGAACCTTCTTTGCTAGAAGATTTTTCTTTCCTGACGGCCCTCCTCTGAAAAGAGATGAGTGGGCTGAGCACTTTTCTGGAGCTAATAAGAAGGTGCGGGCAAGAGAGGCCGTGCAAACTCGAAAGGACGGAGACATCGTATTGAAATCAGGGATGTTTTTGAAAGGGGACGAAGTTCTCTTTCCACGCCCTGATGAAGATGGAGGGATAAAAGGCCGCATTGTTAAGGCGGTCTCCCCTTTTGTACAAGCTGATGCAGCTCCAAGTATCGCACGAGCGATGGAGCGGTTAAAAGCGATATGCAACGAGAATGTGGTGTACATGTGGGGATCTTGGGAGGTAACGATTTCAATTGGTTCGGGCCGCGTATCGGTCGAATTAGATGACTGGTGGCGAGAGTCGTACCAATGGGTATGTGGGAGTACGCGTCGTCTGGCATGCATAGTGTCGGGGGATGATTTTTACGGTCTAGTGAATGAGTTCGGAAGCGTGTGGGTCGCTGAGAATGATTTTACGAAGATGGACCGAACACAAGGGGCGCACGCACTGGAGACGGAATTTCAATTATTATTGTTCCTAGGTGTGCCCCGATCAGTGTGCCGGCGGTTGTTCTTAGCGATGTTATCCACAGCGAAATATGAGAACAAGAGCTTGGGGGTGAAGATGAAATGTCCGATGCCCTATCAACGCGCCACCGGTGCTCCCGATACCACGATCGGGAATACTTTAATTAATATTTGTTCGATTTATTACACTTGCGTGAAGAGTGATACGTTGGACTTTGTTAAGTACCAAGCTGAGTTGGGGTTGATTTCAAAATTCCAGAGGCACACCGATTTACGGTTAGGTACTTTTCTTAAGGGATGGTGGGTCCCTTCTTCGGATACCATGACATGGGTGCCGCTGCCTTCACAAGCGATCAAGCTTGGGAAGATATTGACGGACCCGAAAATGATCTATAAAACCGCGACTCCTCAACAAGCCTGGGAGGCCGCAGCATCCGCCATGGCATCCTCGTTCGGCAATGTACCGAGCGATTATCCTATTTTGGGGCCTTTGTTAAAACGATATAGTGGATTTAAAGGAATCTATGTACCGAGTGAGTCTCGGACAAGAAGACCAGTATGCCACCAATTTATAGAGGCTCATAAGGTTGTGTACACTTCATCGGACGATATAAATCGCAATGAAGCGTTGGAGATGATAGCAATC